ACCAATACCTTTGTATCCGTGAATACTCTACAGCCATTTAGACTGGGGACTGATAAACTAAAATCTATCTATAATTATACAATAAATTTTTTTGTTGAAAATAATTATTTTCTTATCTTTGTAAAAACTATGAATATGAAATATATCCTAACCCTACTATTTGTATTCGTGTCTTTAATGTCTTATTCACAGAATAAAGGATACGTGTATTATCTGAATGAAGTGAAAGCCTCTGAAGACATCGAACAAATGAAAAAGTACGGAATGAATGTTGAATTCGAATATAAACTTATAGACATTGAAAAATTTACGTCTATCAATAACTTATTGGAAGATTACAAGAAATACATTCTTACTTATTACAGACAGATTAATTCATTAAAGTTTTTGAACACTTATCAGTTTAGTAAGTTAGATAAGACAAAAATGAGAGTTCAAAGTGTTTGTTATGTACAATACAAGAATTCCGACGTGAAGTGGGGTGGTTGTAAATACTTCGAAATATTTCATGTAAATTCAGATTTATATTTTACACCCTATGTGAAAGAATATTCTGACCGTTATGAAATGGAGGTACTAATTGCTGAGAAAATTAAAGGGCAGTTACCGTAAGGTCAACTCTTCTAAACTTCCTATTTTCTTCCTCAGTCCCGCACTTACCCTTAGACCCTTGAGCGATGACTCTAAACTTAGCATCTTTAAGTTTTGGTACGCTTGCAACTAAAAAGTTCTTAAGATTTTGTGCCCTTGCCTTGGTTAAATTTAAATTACCCAAATCATTTTTATCCGCCTGTGAGTCAACAGTAACGTCAGGATAAGTGTCTCTGTCTTCACTCCACTTTCCGTTTGCCTTATTTGATTCTTTAAAACCTGCACTACATTTTGATGCTGATGATTGTATGTCGAAGATAAATTTAGACATATCATTACCCTCAACAAATTTTTTAAACTCAATGAACTTGGGGTCTTTGAGGATATCATCCGATGTTGGTATAGATATATTATCCATAAATTTATCGCCCAAAGGTACAGGTGGTGGTGGTGTGGGTTTTTTTCCTGGAATTTCGTTAGGTTTTTGTGGTTGAGAAGTCCCTATAGATACAGGATAAGATGTGACTAACGTTGGCATTACTAAAGAAAAAACTCCAATTTTTTTACCATAAAATTCATCTGTGTAAGGATTAAAAGGTGTTCTTGAACCAACCTCAAGGTCGTCAAAGTTAATCATATTCTTTTTCTTAAAAGGGCCCCCTTCAACAGATATTGCAACAGTAATAGGTTTTCCATTGTACCAAGTAACTCCAAAATATCTTTCATTTAATTTTAAACCACTTTCCTCAGTCCCTTGATAAAGAAATGCATTTTTCGTTATTTCATTACCAAAATCATAGTCATATTCTTTTTTTGATATTTTAATCATATCGAATAGGAACTCATTATTTGTCATATTCGGGAGAGGCTTATTTTTCAAAACTTCAACCTTTGTAGGTCTACCTTTATCATCTTTGGATGTTATAGTTGTTTGATACGAGGTCTCCGCATCTGAAGCATAAACAAAATATTTCTTTTTCCAATCTATGTAATCAGAACCAACAGATTTTGATGGTTGTGATAAAAAGTATATGTAATCTTCGTCTCGGTCAAGAACAACATTCGGGCTTCCTGCACCTTGCACTGGTTCTTGTTCCAAAATTAAGTATAAATTCTTTGTGGCGTTTTCGTGAAGTTTTAAGATTCTCTCTCTTTCGTCTGTGTCAATATTGAATGTCTGTTTTATCATTTCTAAAAACTTTTAATTATAAATATCCCTAAAACAAAAAAGGGTCCCTTTTGAGGACCCTTTTGTATGGTTAGATAATTGATTATCTCAATTCTCTTAAGTCGAAAGTTCTAACTCCATCAACTGTGATTCTACCGTAGAATCTGTTATTCACCATCTTCTTAGCGTATCTAGTCATGATACCTTTGATTGGAGTGAAGTTAAACGGATTGTACATTGTAGGTGTTAATTGTAGAGGTACGTACGGTGCGTAGATGTAACCTGTGTCAAGTAAAGATGTACCTTTGTGACCCATTAACACTTGGTTTGGTGGGAAGTAAGGGTCTCTATACACTTGGTAACGACCTGCTAATGTACCAACTCTTTCAATACCCATGTTGTATTGGTCTTGCTCAGGAGCCGCGTTTGAAACGTGGAAATATTCCAAGTCATCAAAAATTGCACTGATTTCAGAAGATACAACAATCCAGTTTGCTCCACCTCTCAAGGTAGATTTGTGGATTTGAGCTGAAATTTGGTTAATCGCTGTGATAAGCGTTTGGTTCCAGTCTTTCTGAGTATAAGGAACAGCAGAAGAACCTAATCTCTTCCAACCGTTGTAATCCCATCTTAAGTTCCAAGCTGCACCTTTTCTAAGGTCTCTCAAGATTTCTCTATCGATTTCAGCCGCAACTTGCTCAGATAATAAAGCCGTTAATTCAGCTTCAGCATCGATGTTGTGGAACGCCGCAACGTCTTGTGCCATTTCTGGAGACCATTGTGCTCTTAATTTTCTTTCAGTTACAGAAACTGTTACAGACATAAGGTCAAAAGAAACCTCACCAATTCTGTCTTCAAATTCTAAGTTCTTATAGATTCTATAAGTTGCTGAGAATGCGTTAGATGTTCCCACTGTAGATTCAAAAGTAGAACCTGTGTAACCATCTAATGAACCACCACAAGTAATACATACAGGTACTTGTAAGTCAACCTCTAAGTAGATTTTACCTTCAGCGTCACATAGGTTGTCATATTGACCACCGTCAGTTTTACTGTTAGGGAATACTAATGTAGCGTTGTTATTACCGTACTGAACGATACCTTTACCATATCTTTGAGTAACAACTCTGAATAAGTAAGGGTTAGTTGTGTTTGCCGATGTTGTTGCATTACCCGCAACACCATAAACGGTTAAATCAGATAAGAAAGCTTCGTTATCCATTGGTTGACCATCAGGACCGATTAACTTACCCGCACCATCAGATGCGAAACCTGACATAACAATAAGTACTTTTCTATAATCAGATAAAGTATAAGCTGAAGGTACTAAGTTTCCTGCTAACCATCCAACTGTTACAACTGGTGCTGTGATTGCAGAGAATTGTCCTTTAGAATAGTCAAATAAACCTGGTGGGTCTAAAGCTGGTTCGTTACCTTCGTAGAATCTATCGTAAAGGTCCTTAGTATTGTTGTAGTCATATCCAGAGTTTGGAGTTTGAGTCGCTGCAGCGTTTGGTGAACCATAAGGTGCCCAATGTTGGTTGTCAGCATTCTCATATGACTGAATGTTAGGTACGAAGTAGAATAATTTACCAATTGGTAAGTTCATAGCTTGTACTGAAACGATATCGTTTGCTAATAATTTAGAGAAAACTCTTCTAACGATAGGGAAAACAACTGTTTCAAATGCACCTGTATCAGATGTAGATGATGCTTCATTAATTAAGTGTGAAGCTTGGTTTTCATAAAGTTGAGCTACGTTCTCTCTCATGTGACCTTTAAGACCCTCTAAGAATCCTAATTTGTCCCATTTGTTGATTGTATCTTCTTTGATAACTTTAAGGTGCTTAAGACCGATGTTACCAACAAGACCTGATTCTAATAATGCTCCCATTTTAAAATATTTGTTTTGTTTTATTTATTTTATTTTTTACCCAATCTTACTCATCAAATCCTTCATTCTCATGAATTGAGGATTCTCGTAAGTTTTTGATTCGATTAGGGTAGTTGATGAACCTGTTGAAACATTTTTGTTTAATTTTGTTTCAACCGACTCGTTAATTGGTGTTGATTCAGTTTTAGATAATTCATCTTTAATTGACTTGTAAAGATTTTTAGATTCTTTCAAAGTTTCTACATTATCAAATCTTCTAAGAATATTTATTTTTTCTTTTTTAGTAGTCGAATGTTCTGTGAATAATCTTGTAGCGTATGCCAAGTTTGAATTGAAAATAGCAACTTCATTAAGTTTTTCTCTGAAAACATTTAATGCTTTTCTATATTCTTCGTTTTTCTCTCTTAACATATTCACTTCTTCGGTAGATTCAACCTTTACTCCGCTATTACTATAAACATAGTTTCTGTTGTTAGTAATACCTTTTCTAAGTCCTCTTCCTTCTTTTGAACCCATTCCATAAGTTCTAGCAGCTTCTTTAGTTTCTTCCTTTTCGAAAGCTTTTCTTTTCAAAGTGTCACCTTTTTTAGTTGTGAAATCTTTATCACCCTTATGAGTTTTAGATTTGTCACCCTTGTTCATTCCGTAATCACCTTCTTTTGTTTCTGCTTTAACAACTTTGGATTTTCCTTCCATATTTGCACCTTTCTTGTATTCGAATTTTGCTTTACCAGTACCTACTGATTTAGGACCTTCTTTTTTGTCCTCTTTGAATCCACCTGCAGCTTTATTATTGTAAGTGAATTTAGGTCCTGAGCCAATTCCAACACCTTTAGGTTTTACTGTTGACTTACCTTCTCTAACAGCTCTTCTATGGTTGTAAGATTCGTCCAAATCTTCTTCTTCCATCATGTCTTCATCTTCTTCTTCCATCATGTCCTCATCATCTGATTCCATCATGTCGTCTTCATCTTCTTCCTCCATCATGTCATCATCTGATTCCATCATGTCGTCCTCTGAATCAAACTCGATTTCATACATAACGTCTTCTTCTTGGTCAACGTCGATATCTTCAACGTCTCCGTCTTTTGAAAAGATTGCGTTGATTACATCTTCTGTATCAACGTCCATTTCATCGATTTCATCTATCATAGTTTCATCTAATTCTTCTTCCTCAGACTCACCAAGCTTTACTAAATATTCTGCGTCAGTGTCATTATCTGTTAAGTGAATATCTTCACCATCTTTTTTTACGATGATTCCGTCTTCTTCACCCATAGCTTTAAACACCTTAAGAATTTCTTCGTCAGAAGCGTCAGTCAAATCTATTGGACTTTCTTCAGAATCCATGTCCATGTCCATATCAAAATCCATGTCCATATTCATTTCATCCTCATTATCAGTATCCATGTCAACGTCAACATCTTCCGTGTCGTCGTCTTCCATATCAACATCTAACTCAACCTCATCTTCCATATCTTGTTCTGATAGAGATTCTTTTACTAATTGATTGATTTCTTCCTTCATAGTTGAAGCAAGTATTCCTTTTGCATTTTCGGCGATAGCCTCTTCAACGTTTTTCATTTGAATGAGCGCCTCTTGTACTAAGTTTTTATTTTCTTGCATGAAAAATTATTTAATTTAACATATAAATAGTACCAAAACGAAAAAAATTCATTTTGTACGTATCACCAAATAAGATTTATTATAGTTTAATTTAATCTAAGGGCTTATTTAGTTATCTATAAATATTTCCTAAACAAAAAAAGTGGTCTGTTAGGACCACTTTTAATTAAATAAGTTATTGAATTGATTATTCAATCACTTCATCGATTTTACTTTCGGATACTGATGTAATTCTCCAATCATGTGTAAAGCCTTCGTATTTTTTAGTAACTTTGGCTTCAACGTCCGTAACTGAAAAACCTTTAACAAGTTTTTCTTCTCTGATTTTTTTAATCTTTCCAGAATTTTCATCTGGTAAATCGTACTGAATTTTTGCTACAAAATATTTTTCGTCCATAATTTTTATTTTCCTAAAAAGTCGTTTAATTTTTTCATTAAGTCAACTGATTTTTCAACATACTCATTATTTTGCTTTGTTTTTCTCTCCTCGTCCAAGTTTTCTTCATACTGATTTCTTTCCTCAGGATTCGAGAATAAATAAGCACCTGGTGTTGATGGTGATGATACTAAGTCAAAACATATTAATTCAAAATCATCTTGAACCTCATTTCTTTCTCCGACCTTCTTTAACGACCCAACACCTCTTGATGATACTCCCATGGTAACACCTTGTCTCATTAAGTTAGCTGCAATGTCTCCTTTTGTTGAAACAATACCTCTTTCGTGAAATCCTGGTGAAGTTAATAGTTTTAACTTACCCATTAAGATGTTTTTGTCCCACCAAATGTCTGTGATAATATGAGACACTCTATCCAAATCAATTAATGAAGATTCAGGGTGATTCAACTCTGATGTAGACAATCCTTTTGCAATTGATTGTTTATATCTTTCCGCCTCTCTTTTTAATATTCTTTCAGGGTATGTCCTACCGTTTCTATTTGGAGTATCGTATTTCTGTAAAACAGCATAGAACTCAAAAGGATTTCTATAGTCAAGATTTTTTGCTTCTTTGAGTACTTCAATATTTCTAACATCAGTAGGTGAAACCAATCCCGCATCCATCTCAATTAGGATACCATGTCCGAGCTCGCTGGCTTCTAAAATTCTTAAATTTTTCATCTAATCTTTTAAGATAAATATACCGTGTTGAATAGTTTATTGAGGGTCTTCTTTTTTTGAGTTCGAAAATTCAAAGTATTTGTTTTGTATTACGTTATTTTTGTATATTGATTTGACTATGGTTTTTACAGAATCTTTAATTTCATTACACTTGAAATCCATTTCAGATAAAGTATATAAATTAATTTCCAAGTTAAAAAAAGATTTTTTCCCTTTTGAAATTCCACTTGTTCTCAAGTCCAAATCAACAATAGTATTTTCTCTAAATAAATCCTGATTAATTGATTCAAAAACCGAATGTTTTATTTCTCTACCTAAATTTGAAACGACTCTGTTCCAATTATCGTACTCTTCTTTAGGTGTTACCCATGATTGAATGTTTATGTATACTGACTTTAAATTTTTAGAATCTACCGTTCCATAGACGGACTTAATTGGGTTGAATAGGTTAAGCTTTACACTTTTTCCTTTTTTCATTAATTTTCATATTATGTAAGTTTATTTTTCTTATACAAAAAATACAACATATAAACCTAAATGTCAAAATTTTTTTTAGTTATAAGATATTTGTAATATATGATAATAATAAAAATTAATAACGGGGAAAATTTAGAAAAAGCGCTCAAGACCCTGAAATCAAAAGTAATTAAAACTAAACAAACTCAAAAGTTGTTTGAGAAAAAAGAATATACAAAAAAATCCGTACTAAGAAGAGCACAGATTTTAAAGGCTAGGTATATTCAAAGGATGAAAGACCAATCAAATTGATTCTTCTAAATTCTTCAATTTTAAAAAGTTTAATTGGTCAAACTTTTCAATTTTAATCTTATCTATTGTTTCAGAAATTCTAGATTTCATATCTTGTGCTTCTTCTTTGTCTAAAATATCTTTTAGTTTTGATATTGCACTTTCACGAATTGTTTCAAATTTGGTTTCCAAAACACTTGTATCTTCAGAAATTATTTGAAAAAATTCTTTTTTAGAGTTCTCGTCTAATGTTTGAATGTAATTTCTGATTGTTTGGTTAGCAACCGCAACCATTGAGCTTATTGGTATATTAACACTTTCTTTGATTGCGTCTTTTTTGGATGTAATAGTTTCAAGAATATTTTTCTTTGCTTTAACTCTTTCAAATAAATCTACTTTTTGACCATAAACTAACGTATCAATATCTGAATATTTGTTTTCAGTATTTTCAGAAACGTTTGTTGGCATTTTGAAACTTGGTAAAATCTTGTGTAAAAGATTGACCCCTTCCTCAACAAAATATTTTGCATCTTGTTCCGTTAATCCCTGTGGTGAACTTAATTGGTCATAAATGGCATAAGCCTTAGACATAGATTTATTACTCAAAACATTGTGTTTGAATTCTCTCAATGTTTTCTTGAATTCTTTCTCATCCTTGTAGGATTCCAAAAGGTTTTTCTCAATAAGGGATTTTACGGCTCCAAAGGTCATTTTGTTCTTTTTCAAATAAATATTATGAATTTAATAACTTATCCAATTCTTTTGAAATTTCTCCTAAATAATCTTGTGCATGACCCAAGTTAATCATTTCCGCACCCTCAATTAGATTATTTTCGACCAAAATATTAAGGTCTTTCATTTTTGATTCTGGTGTTACTTCACCTCCTGCTGGTGGAACCTCTGCTGGTGGTGCCAACTCAGGTTCTCCACCCGGTAATTCACCTCCTGCCATTGGCGGTGGAGCCAATTCTTCACCTCCATCAGGAGTTGTTGATGCTCCTGTTGTTGGCGTTCCTCCTGTCATACTACCATAAAGTTTATCGATATTATCGAATAAACCTGTCTTAGTAATGACTGTTGGGGTTGCCTTAAGTTCTTCACCCACAGCACGTTCAACTCTTTGTTGTTGTAAATCCAAACGAACTTCTTCGTCAGACCATCCAAATATATGTTTTTTAGCCCAAGTAGATGAGGTAGCTTGAATACCATTTCCAGGGTCTGAAACCAAATCTTTATAAAGTAAAACCTTTTCTTTCCAAACATCAATTTTTAATAAATCGGCTTGAGTAGAAGGATTTGTTAATCCTATTGTAAAGTTTGATAACTCGTCTTCAAACCCTAATAAGAATAAGTGAACGATGGCAATTTTGTTTAGCTCGGCTAACATACTCTTTTGGATTCTGTTAATCGTACGAGCGAAGCGAATATCTTGTAACGCCAAGTTTTTACCATCACCAACAACTTCTTCAAATCCTAAGAAAGCCTTAGGTACACGAAGTGCGGTTAATAGTTTCTTTTGAATATATTCAATATCGGCAATTTCTGATAGATTTGTTGCTCCTGGTAGTGTTGTGATTGGGTCTGGTGCGGCAGGGTCACGTACAGGAATAAAATAATCTTGGTCAACCGCCATTTGGTTGAATCTCATATCTACGTTACCTGTTTTACTATCAACAATTTGTTCTCTTTTGAACTTGTTGGCAACACGTTGTACGTATGCCTCAACATCGTCATCATTCATGTTTCCAACGAACACCTTAAACATTCTTCTCTCAGGTGCTCTTGATGTGCGATAAATCAACATCGCATCTTCAGATAACAATAATTGCTTCCAAATTCTTCTTGCCTTTTCCAACATAGAAGTACCATAAGGAAGTTTTCTATCGTCACCCAATAATCTGAAGTGAGCAATTTCCCATGATTGGAATTCCATGTTTTTGTTTTTCCAAGTGAAGTGTAAAGCCTTTCTATCCTTATCAACCTCCTGTTTAACGTCCGTCGCGATTTTACCACTTGCACCTACCTCATGTCTTTCAATTTCAATTGTAGGTAATTGTTGTACTCCAACAATTCCTTTTTCAGGGTCTAATTTCAAGTAGACGAAGTTATCACCATATTTACACGTGTTTCTTGTCCACATAGGTAAATTGGTATTGATATCCAGGGCGTTATTAAATAAGTCAGCCAGTACCCCTTTAATTCTCTTTGATTCAGAATAAATCTGAAGAATGAATCCATCTTCATTTGTTGTTGTGGATTCTTCAGCATAAATGTCTAACGCAGCCGAAATTTCAGGAGTATACTCCATTGATTCATAATCGTACTGAGCTGATAATCTTGTTGGCTCATAATATATCGCCTGTGAATAAAGATTGTTTTCAACCTTTGTCCATTGATTTGTTAAATAATATGTTTGTTGTGCTTGGAGTTTTTCCTTCTCGTATTCTTCTCTGCTTTTTGTGCGTAAAAGTTCCTTTTTATCAAACTTGAATGTTGGATAATCTTGATTTAAAAGTGAATTCGGTCCAAATGTTTGTGACAGTCGTTGCCAAACCGTCATGTTTTGTTCTGCCATATTATAAGTTTACTTATTACCTTGATAATATAAATAGTTATTTAGCACCAAATAACCACCCATATTTTTGGTAATCGGCTTTAGACGCCCCGTTGTTCGTTAAGTTGGGGTCTCTTCCCATTTGAGGAACCATTGGATTGAAAAAATCCGAAGTATTCTTATTTTCACTCATGACTGTTGACCATGAATTCAACATTGCCTTTGTGTGATTAACAACCTTTGTTAATGATTGGAAAGATTTTTCAGCAACGTAAATTGCCATAGACATTCCCATGATACAATCATCGTGTTGTCCTTTTTGATGGTCAGGTCTTCCGTTAACGTAAATAAACGTATTCATCTCATTATAGGTTCTGTGTGAGTATATTTTGAAACCGTGTCTGACAGCTTCTTCAAATGCAGCAATAATTTGAACTCTTTTTGAGTTGAAATTTATGCCAGGAATTTTCTCATTCAGTTTTGGGTCGTACTTCCATTTGTTTGTGGTATCAACACCATCAACATAGAAACCTCCTTGATATTGTAGTTCTTGCATTTTTCTTGCCGTAGAAACTCCCATACCTCCTGTAATGTCTATAACACAAAATGCGTTGTACATGGAACCCCATTTATAAGCAATTTCCGCCAAAACGTCTGGTGGTATTTTTCCGACGTATTCAAAAACTTGTTCCCTCTCATCAAAATCAATAATTTGTATGGATGAAAAATCTTCTGAATCTCCTCTCGAAACGTCAACACCCATTACATATTTGTGTCCGTTTACAGGTTCTTTGAAAATCCATAAAGCATTACCCATCAATTTTGCTTGAGGGTCTCTCAATTGGTTTTTGGCAATATTCTGCATTAAGTCAGAATCAAATACGTTATCTCCTGAACCCAAAAAGTTACATTCCAATTCCTGAGCGACCTTACGT